ACTTCTGGTACAATGTACTTATGGAGCTCTCCTAATTCTTCTGTTCCCGTTATTAATTTTACTTATGAGCGCAAACTGCAAATATTAAAAAATGCAGGAGATACCGTAGATTTACCGGATTATGCTCAGCTTGCTTTTATTTATAATGTAGCCGTTAAACTGATCCCAAAATACGGAACAAGCCAAGCTCTTGCTGACATGATCCGACAAGAAGCGCAGATATTAAAAAATGACATGCTCGCCTTTGATTCTGCTGTTTATCCCATTAAAATGAGGATGAAACGATATGGCTGATTTCTCATTAGGCGGTCAAAATAAAGAATACGATTCTAAAAAGAGTCGCGGCCAAGTTGTCAATTTAATCCCTGAAGGGGATAGGGACGGCAGTTTTCGCAGCGTAAACAGAACAGAAGGGCTGACTCTATTTGCCGCGCTATCAGGTGGGCCAATTAGATCAGACCCACTAGTAAATGCTGAATTTATTTATGTTGTTTCTGGTAGCTCATTATACCGAGTGGATACAGCAGGCGTTGCTACTAATCTTGGAACAGTTCACGGAAGTGGCCGGGCTAAGTTAGTTGCTAATTCTGTTCCAGGAGACTCGCAGATATTAATCCTAAATGGCTCTGGATCTGGATATATTTATAACGATGCAAACGGACTAGTTTCAATTACAGATGCGGATTTCTTTTCCAGCACATCGGCAACCATTTTAGATGAAAGATTTTGGCTAACCCGTGACGGAACAAATGAATTTTTTGGCTCTGATATCTCAGATGGCACAAGTTATAATTCATTAACTTTTGCAAGCGCAGAAGAATCACCAGATAAAGTAATAGCGACTGTTGCTAAGAAATCCGCTTTATGGGTTTTAGGATCTGAAACATCTCAATATTATCAAACATATAATGATATTATTTTACCTTTACGCTCAGTGAAGGGAGCCAGCAAAGAGTGGGGTATTCTAGCCAAAGATTCTCTTGCTGAAATCAATGATTCATTCGCTTTTCTTGCAGATGACAGAACGGTGAGAATGATGCGTGGGACTCAATTGGTTAAAATATCAGATTTAGATTTTGAATTAAAGGTTAAAGGCAATGGAACAACGACATATCCTGGCTTTACTACAGTAACCGATGCCGTGGGCTTTTTTGTCGACGGGCCTGTTCATTCAGTGTATTACATTACATTCCCAACAGAAGGGTACACATGGGGATATGACTTAAATACTGGTCTTTCTCACATTAGAGAATCAGAAGGGCTTGGATTATGGCGAGTAAATAGTGCAGTTAAATTTAAAGATAAGATTATTTGTGGCGATTCCATTGACGGTAAATTATGGATTTTAGATCCTGATAATAAAACTGAAAATAACGCGATTCTCCGTACTAAACTGGTCACTCCAACAGTTTCTTATGAAAAAGACGTCACAATCCCATTAATTGAAATAGACATGGAAGTTGCACAGACAACCGATCCAACTGCCGATCCAAAAATGATTGTTTATTATACGAAGGATGGCGGAAACACATACACAAATAAAGGCCATATTTCATTAGGCAAGTTTGGCGAACATAGAAAACGTGTTCCTTTGCGCCTCTTTGGCAGGCTGGTCAGAAATAAAGATTTCGGCTTAAAATTAGAGGTCACTGATCCAGTTGGCATTCGGTTTTATGGCGCATATATTTATCCAAGGATGGGAATGTAATGGCTGATTACCTGGACACAGATATGGGCGTAGTTATTGACTCGAAAGGAAACGAGCTTAAAGTCACGCCTTATTTTGAGGACTATTTATATAAAATAATAGCTACTATTGGCGGAGAAGGATCAACGATTATCCAAGATTTAGTTAAAGTTACAATTGGAGCAGATAAACTAGATTACATGTTTGCTCTAGTTAAATCGCTGAAAAAACAAGTTGATGAGATAAACAATACGATCGACAGCCCGATTTTAGATGCAAAAGTAAAATCCATGCTAACCAAGTTAGGCGAATTAGAAGATCATTTTGATAACCATCAATTACAATCTATTGTTAAACAAATCCAAATAGATACAGCTGGATTTAGAGGACGGGTAGAAATTACAAATTATACAGCAGAAAACAAGGATTGGATTGAAGCAAGGAGCAGGATAACCATTAAATTACCCGCTAACCCATTAGTTAACGATCAGGTTATTGTCTCAAACGGCGATGGCTCATTGATTACAGTACAAGGCAATGGAAACAATATTAAATATACGTCAACCGATACTTCTATAAATATTAGAAATAAAGGCACCAGCCTGCATTTTCAATTATTTGAAGATCAAAACACAAAATACTGGCGGATACGATGAGCATTAATGCTGATAATGAAACTCATGAGCTAACAGTTGAAGATTTATTGCAAATGATAGTAGATAGATTAGATTTATTAAATGCGAGATTTGAAGATACTTTTGATACAGGAATTGAAGAGATAGAGGAGTAATGCATGTCACGACTACAAGGTACCGATCCAGATACGGGCGGAATAAATGAGCAAAAAGTTAACTCGCAAGGGCAGGCTTTAGTAAAAGCTATTACAGAAAGCGATTTTGAGAACGCCTCTGAAGCAGGCTTGGCATACAATTGGTCAAGCGGCATCATAGATATAGATGCTACAGATACAGTTCTTTTGCTGAAGAATGAGTCGGATGATCCTTTGCATATTGAAAGCATCACGATTAATAACGGCTCTGTTGCCTCGCAATATCAAGTTCATTTGCCAACAACAGAAGTCACTCCAACTGGCGCGACTGTTTCCGGCACCCTTCTTAATACAGGGAAAACCGGCGATCCTGATGCTACAGCCAGATCCGATGAAACCAATAACACTCAAGGAACAATTATTTTCCATCCCATGCTTGCGGTGGACGATGATACAACCATTAATACTGTTGGTCTGATTTTAGGTAAAAACAAATCTGTCGGTATTGACGTTGTGGCGGAAACCACAGAATCAGGCGTAACCATAAGAGCACATTATTAATGGCATCAGGTCTACCAATTCGCCTTCAAGGCATAGAAAACGGAACCGGCGAAATAATAGAAGCCGAAGTTCGTTCTCACCATGATGATGAGCATCGCGGATTGGTTGTTTTAACGGATAAATTATTTAGTTTTAACCCAGAAAGACACCCATTTTTGAATGATATATACGGAAACGCCATGAATCAAAATATCGGTTTTGGCGGAATACCTGAAATTATTCATAATGGCGGAAGCTCTGTTGAATGGACTGGAACGGCTATACAAGGAACATGGAATTTTGCTGATGCCGGAAAAATATCTCTAACAAGCGCAGACGACAATGATGAAGCAACTTTTTCTGAAGAAACGCCTACCACAGTTGATATGGATGGCTATACAACTTTAACAGGTAAAATAAACTTAACAACTTATAATGGAACAGCCAATACTTTGACCGTGGCTTTTGACTTAGCTGGTGCGCCTGTTGGAAATAGTGTTGAGATAGATGATTATATAGATACAGCATTAATTGGGATAGAACAAAATTTTATTATACCAAAAGCAGATCTAGGTTTAACAACGCAGTTGGTGGACGGCCTTTCAATAATCTTAAACAGAACTGGCGGCACAAAACCGACAATGACATTTGATGATATTCAGCTTGAGGAAACGGGCGCTTCTGCGGTATTTTTATCTTCAACACCGGCTGGAACGATTTTTCATGTGGACTCAATTCGCTTTTCTTTTATTGATGATATAACAGGAATAACAGCGGTAGCGGGAGCGACTGAGAATGCGACTTTACAAGGGCTCTCATATAATAAAATTCTAGGCGTGGCAAAATTAACAAACGGGATTGTTTTCCAGAGAAAGCAGGACGGCGTAGTTAAGTTTTCTATAAATTTAAAACAGCTTGGCGACTGGTTGGCCGCAGGAGTGAGCATCATTGACAGCATAAGCGACGGAACAAATACAATGATTACGCTCGAAGTACCATTTAAAGAGCCTATTATTATAAAAGGAAACGGCGAAGATAATTCACTATCATTAATAATTAGCGATGATTTATCTGGATTAACATCTTTTACCGCTATTGCTATTGGAGCTACAGAGATATGAGTATAATTTACGTAGATGTTGTACAAGAACAAGCAACAGCGAGTAACGCGACAATTTACACGGCTCCGTCTGCCTCGAACTTTGAAAGCGCCCATATAATTTATGGTAATTGCGCGAATGAAGGGGCTGTAGACACTGAATTAACAATTAATATTGTGCAGTCGGGCGGCTCTGTTGGAGTGACAAACCGATATTTCCCACCAAAAGTTATTTTTGCAGGCAGAACAGATCCATTATCCCCGCTTGTAGGGCGCGCGATTAAATCCGGTGATTTCATTAGTAGCATTGCAAGTTTAGCGGATAATTTGAATTTAAGTTTAACAATTAAAGAGATTTATTCAGATGCATAAAGAACATAGAGAG